TTAAGGGATTCCAATGTCGATGTACAGAATGAAGGATGGCATTTTAATACAGAAAAACATATACACCTTACACCAGATACTAATGGTAAGATAGAAATAGCTAGTGACATACTTAAAATGGATATGTCAGATGGCTGGAGTAAAAGACAGTATGATGTAGTTAGAAGGAATGGTTATCTATATGATAAGTTTGACCATACATACGACTGGTCTGCTCATACAGAGGTACTCTTAGATGTAGTAAGACTATTTTCATTTGAAGATTTACCTTCTGTCTTTAAAAGATATGTAATATATAGAGCTAGTCGTATGGCAGCTACACAATTAATAGCTAATCCTCAACTAGCTAGTTTAATAGGACAACAAGAGATGCAGGCAAGAGCTGCGTGCATGGAATATGAATGTAATCAAGGTAATCATTCTATGTTTGGTTTCCCTGAAGATTCAAGCTATCAAACATATCAACCTTGGAGGAACTTAGCAAGATAATGGCAGGTATTACACAAACTATCCCTAGTTATACTAGTGGGATTTCAGAGCAACCTGATCAATTAAAAGCTCCAGGTCAAGTAGTAGAAACTGTTAATTCAATACCAGATTTAGTTAAAGGATTATACAAAAGACCTGGAGCTAAACGAGTAGGACCAGTAAATAATGATGGTACAGATGATACATCACATATTTATTATAGTAAAGCTTTAATTGGTGTACAATCTACTGGATCTTTTTTCAACTATTATAGGGATGAAACTGAAGGCGGTTATATAGGACAGATAGCTACTGACGGTACGCCTAGAATATGGAGTTGTAAAGATGCGCAATCTAAAACTATTCATTATGGTGGTAGTCCTTGGGCAGCTAATACAGTATATGTAGCAGAAAATCATGTTACTAATAATAGTAATGTCTATAGATGTACAAATGGAGGTACTTCAGCAGGTTCTGGTGGACCTAGTGGTACTAATGCTAGCATAACTGATAATGGTGTTACGTGGACGTACGTTAGAACAGTAGCAGCTGCTACAACTTTGATTAAAAGTTATTTAGCATCTAATGAGTCAGAAGATATACAAGCATTAACTATTAATGATACTACATTTCTAAATAATAGAAGTCAGACAGTTAATAGTACAGGTACTACCACTGCTAGACCTGAAGCACACTTTGCTTACGTACAGTTATTAAGATCAGAAAACGGTAGACAGTATGGTTTGAATGTATACGATGACGATAGTACAGCTACTTTAAGTAGAGCTACTAGAATAAAAATAGCTTCTGATACTTTAGCTGAAGGTGAGAATACAGGTACATGTGCTGGTATAGGTACTCAAGTATTCAGTGTCGATAGTGGAACTAAGAAGAATCTTATATTCCGTATTACAACTTTAGGTCAGCAAGGACAGTTAATAGATAAAGATGATAATAATTCACCTGTTCAACCATCTAGTATCTATAGTTGTTCTTATAATAGGAGTGTAACACTACTTCATGGTGGAGAAGGTTGGCAAGCTGGAGACACTGTTCCAACAGTTACATTAGATCAAGCTAAAGGAGGAGGAGCTTCTGGTGATAGTACCACTAAGGCAACATATACAATTGCTATTGAAGATCATGAAAATACACCAGTAAAAGCTAATATTAAATTGGTTAGACCAGCCCCTACTCCATTTGATGCAGATACAGCAGTAACTGTAGATACAATATTAGGAGGTATACAGCAGGAACTTGATAGCACAGGTATAAGTTATAAAATAATAGGTAACGGTATTTATTTACATAAATCAAGTGCATTCAACGTAGAGGTAGTAGATCAGGATCTAATGAGAGTCATGGGTACTGAGATAAATGATGTAACTGCTTTACCCCTTCAATGTAGACATGGAGCTATTGTTAAAATATCTAATACTAGAATGTCTGATGAAGATGATTACTATCTAAAATTTATTGGTGAGAATAATCTTGATGGTCCTGGTAGATGGGAAGAGTGTGCAGCTCCTGGTATAGTTAAAAGTATTAACGCAGATAAGATGCCTCATGTAATGGAGAGGTTAGGTGATGGTAGCTTTGCAGTCAGACCATATGTTTGGGCCGACCGTGGAGTTGGAGATAATGTTACTAATCCTATACCTTCCTTTATAGATCAAAAGATAAATAAAGTTGTATTCTTTAGAAATAGATTAGCTCTTTTATCTGGTGAGAATATTATAACATCTCAACCTGGGAACTTAGTTAAACCTGATTTCTGGGCTAATACAGCTTTAACTATATCAGCTCATGATGCTATAGATATATCCTGTTCTTCTACGTACCCTTCTGATTTATTCGATG